GCCTTCGGCCAACAGGGTTCTCAGCTCTTTGGTATCTTCGGTGCTGGCGGTGCTATTTTGGGTGCGGCCATCGCCATTGTCGCTGCCCTTGGCAATGCGTATTTGAAGTCAACTGATATGGTTAAAGACTTCTCCGAAGAAATTGACGAGCTGACTACCGCTACCAAAACTTACACCGATTTAGTCAAGGGCGAGAGAACAACCCTAGAAGATCTAGGGAGAGATTACTTCAACGTAACTGAAGAAGTTAAAGCCCTTCATGCGTCCAAGATTGCTCTGGCAGAGTTCAATCTGAAAGAGCAACTGAACCAAACAATAAACGCGCTAAGAGGCGAGTTTGATGCGTTTGGCCAAGTTGCTAGGGTGCAAGAGAAAGTGAATAATGTTACCGACAAAAGCTCTAAGCAATACAAACTTCTCCAGAGGCAACTAAGACTGGCTAAGACCAATGCTTTTGAATTGGGTGAGTCTCTTGGGTTACAGAGAGAGCAAACCGAAGCCCTTATGGGTAAATTTGAGGCTCTGTCTACAATCGATGCCTTTGGTGAACCATTAAGGGCTGCGACAATACTGACGGAAATAGCAGACATGTTAATCCCGCTAATGGATGGAGCGGATTTAGCAACTCTCAAGACTGTTGGGAGCATTCAATTAATGGCCGAGCAGTTCCTCAAGGTAAAAGCGAACGCGGATATAGTGAAAACAGAAGTTCCCAACGCATTTGGCCTAATCAAAAAGGACACCGATAGGCTATCACAAGGAATTGCCAACTCATTCGGCCAGTCGTTCAAATCTGTCATTCAGGGTACGGAGAGTATCAAGGATGCGTTCAAGAATATGGCCGCATCGATTATTAGCCAGCTTATTGATGTGCTTATTATCCAGCAGTTGGTCGGCACAGTTGGCACGGGCGGCAAAGGAACAGGTACGGGTCTCGCTGGGTTCTTCAGTCGAACTGGTAAGGCCATCGGCGGCTCTGTTCAATCGGGGTCTACATATATGGTGGGGGAACGTGGGCCAGAAATGTTTATACCAAATTCATCGGGAACGATTGTGCCGAACAACAAAATGGGCGGCGGTGCTGGTGTTGTCGTCAACCAAACAATCAACGTCAGCACGGGTGTCGCGCAAACTGTTCGCACCGAAATCGCAACTCTTATGCCGCAGATTGCAGAGGCGTCGAAAGCAGCAGTGCTGGATGCCAAGCAACGTGGCGGCAACTTTAGCAGGGCATTCTAATGGCTATTACCTATCCGCTAAGTTTACCGACTGTATCCGGCATCAGGTCTATCGTGCTACGCACGAAAAACTCCGTTGGTATTTCTCAGTCGCCGTTTACCTTCAAGCAGCAAGTCGTTTCCTATGGTGGTCAGGCTTGGGAAGCAGACATCACATTGCCATCGATGAGCAGGGACGAGGCTGAAGAATGGGTCTCATTCTTAGTCCAACTCAAGGGCTTTGAGGGTACGTTCCTTCTCGGAGACCCATCCGGCGCGACGCCTCGTGGCTCTGCGTCGTCTGCTCCCGGCACACCAGTCGTCAACGGTGGAAGTCAAACTGGTGGGTCACTTTCCATCGATGGGTTACCAGCAAGTGCGACCGGCTACCTAAAGGCCGGTGATTATATCCAGTTGGGGTCAGGTTTGGGCGCGACGCTACATAAGGTGTTGCAAGATGTGGACAGCAATGCAAGCGGCGAGGCCACGCTTGATCTTTATCCATCTGTCAGGTCTGCGCCAGACGACGGAGTAACCGTCATCGTCTCAAATACCAAGGGTGTTTTCAGGCTTTCGTCAAATGAGACACAATGGAGCATAAATGAAATTATCCACTTTGGTATTACCTTCTCCGCGATGGAGGCGGTCACATGAGCAGAGACATACCAAGTGAATTGAGTGCGAGATTATCGGATAGTGTGGTTCACCCATTTTTCGCTATCGAACTATTCTTCGACACCGAAACATTGCGCTTTTGGTCTGGTATTGGCGAACTTATATATCAAGAGGTAACTTACACCGGATCGGGTAATTTAATTACAGTCTCTAACATTGACGAAACATCTGAAGTATCTGCGCGAGGTGCTAGGATTACTCTCAGTGCATTGCCAAGCGAAATGTTAAGCCTTGTACTAAGCGAGCCTTATCAGGGGAGAAAATGCTTTATACATTTTGGGTTATTGGCTTCTGGAACGGTACGTATGTTGCAGCAAGATGGAGATTTGGTATTGCAACAAAATGGTAGTGCGATTGTGGTATCGGATGTTGATAACACTGACACGGTAACGCAGATTTTCTCTGGTTACATAGATCAGATGAATGTCGATGAAGGCCCAGACAACTCACAAATAACTGTTGCCGTAGAAAATCGTCTTATCGACCTACAAAGACCTCGCACCAAAAGATACACAGACGCAAGTCAGAAAGCTCGCTTCCCCGGAGATAATGGGTTCGAGTTTGTGGAGAGTATGCAAGACAAAAAGTTTGCTTGGGGTAGATAATGAAGAAGAATGATTGGTCTGAGCGGCTTAACACATACATCGAGGATGTAAGAGATTTGCGCTTTCAGTGGGGAGCGAATGACTGTCTCACATTCGCCAACACAGCGCATGAAGCTATGACTGGTCATCAGTTCGCCCCTGATTGGCGTGGTCAATACAAGACCGCGCACACTGCCAAAAAGTGGTACAAAGCGTTGCTGAAGCAGCAGGGTTTCGAGAACATTGTTGAGGCTATAGACGCCCGTTTGACACGCTTAGATGTCTCGATCCCGCCGAGAGGCAGCATAGTTGGCCGTTCAGAGGGTTCGGGGTCGGTGACCGAGATTGCTCTAGGTGTCTGCATCGGTGAAACTGTGGCGTTTATTTCCCGCGAAGGTGTGGTATCCTTACCAGTGAACGAGGATGATATTTTCTGGGCGGTGGACTAATGCTTCGCAGTATTATTTTAGTATTATTGGCAACAACAACTGCGGCACACGCAGAGCCAGTTAGCGCGGCAATAGCGTGGCTTGGAAGCACTACTATTGGAAGTGCTGTTGTTGGGCTTTACACGCAAAACGCACTTTTCAGAGGTTTTGTGCAAACAGTTGGGCTAAGTCTGGCGTCGTCTTTATTGGGGCCAAAAGTACCAAGCGCACAAAACACTTCTGGTTACGACTTGTCTGGCGTCTCACCCGCTGCCGACCACGCGATTGTATATGGCCGCCAGAAGGTCGGTGGTGTAATCGTATTTAAGGAGACGACAAGGGACAACAAAGACCTCCAGCTTGTTATCGCCTTGGCTGGACATGAAATTGAAAGTGTTGAGGAGGTTTATCTAAACGACAAGCAGTTGACTTTCTCAACAGCATTGGGTGAAACGCTTTCAGATGTAACTGCGCCGGAAGAATACGCTGGCAAGGTTTACGTCACTGCACACCACGGTTCTGATACACAAGTTGCAGACGCAGACCTCGCCAATGAAAGCCCACTCTGGAACCCTACGCACAGGCTTCAGGGCATAGCTTACTTGTATGTCAAAATGGAGTTCGATGCCGATAGCTTCCCACAGGGCGAGCCGACAGTGACAGCAGTGGTCAAGGGTAAGAAAGTATATAATCCCAACACGGCAGTCACCGAGTGGACTGACAACGCGGCCTACATCCTCAGAGACTACCTGATGTCGGATTACGGCATCAACGCGGATGAGGAAGAAATCGACAATACATCTTTCATCGCGGCGGGGAACATTTGCGACGAGGCTGTCGCGCTGGCCGCAGGAGGAACCGAGGCCAGATATACCGTCAACGGCTCATTTACAACCGACATCACTCCAGAGACGGTCATCGACAAGATGACCAACTCAATGGCTGGCTCCTTTTGGTATTCGCAGGGTAAGTTTCGCGTCAAAGCTGGAGCCTACATTGCACCAACCCTGACATTTGACGAGGATGACTTACGAGGCAACGTAGACATCCAGACGCGGCGTAGCCGCAGGGAGAACTATAACGTGGTCTCTGGCGAGTTTAGTGGGGAGGAAAGCGAGTGGGTAAAGACGGATTACCCAGAAGTTCGCTCTGACGAGTTCCTCGCCATTGACAACGGCCAAGAAAGCAAAACGGATTTGGACTTGCCATTTACCGACACAAGCAGTCGCGCACAACGCATTGCCAAGATATTGCTGTATCGCAATCGTCAGCAGTTGCTTGTGACTGCGAGCTTTGGCATGAGGGCGTTTCAAGTTCAGGTCGGTGACATAATTAAGTTCACCAATGCTCGCGCTGGCTGGAATGAAAAACCATTTGAAGTATTGAATTGGTCTTTCTCCCCCATCGCCTCAGAACCCGCCGCAATAAGTTTGACGCTCACTGAAATTAGCGCAGATGTCTATGATTGGGACGCCAACGAGACCGCGTTTGAACTAGACAACACAGAACTTGCTGACGCATTTGTTGTGCCATCTGTCGGTCTGTCAGCCGAGACTGTTGGCAAGATTATCAACGAACACGTTATAAGCGTGTTGAAAATAACTGTTTCGTCAAGCCAACAAGAGCGCACGGACTATGTGGAGGTTCAGTTCAAGAAATCATCCGAGGACGTTGAGGATTATGTGACAGTGGCGACTGGTGACTTGGGTGTGTTCGAGGTCATCGACATCGAGAATGACACTTACGACATCCGTGCGAGGGCTGTTAATACCTTCGGCGTACATTCGGAGTATGAATATCTGTCAAACTTTGTTGTCGAGGCTTTTGTTGAGCCACCACAAGACGTATCAGACTTTCATGCAAATGTTACCGACGGGACGATTGCTCTCGAGTGGACGCCAGTTCCAGACCTTGACCTGAGTTTTTACCGCATCCGTCACGCAGTTGAGGAGACTGGCGGCACTTGGGCTAACGCAACCACAGCAGTCAACAAAGTGGCGCGTCCGGCAAACAGTGTTGTTGTTCCCGCTCGTGCCGGAACTTATACTATCAAGGCCTACGACAAGTTGGGACATAACAGCAACAGCTATAGTTCCGTTGTGGTAAAGTCCTCAGACATCGCGTCTTTCACCAACTCTCTAAGCCAAGCCGAGCAAACAGCCTTCTCTGGCACGAAAACTGGTTGTTCGGTCACGAGCAACCAACTTCGCATCACGGACACATCGTCTGCCTCTCCAACAACGCCAGCGACTGCAACGTATGAGTTCAGCAACTACATTGATACTGGCGCGGTCAGGATTGTTCGATCTAG